GATGTTACAGGTTTAGAATTTAAGCAACTTACAAAAGATATTAGTCTGCTTGATGCAAAGATGAGGCAAGCTGCTGCTGGAGGTGGCGCTGGTGGATTAAAAGGTAGATTAAAAGGATTTGCTAAAGGTGCTGGTGCTGTTGCTGCTGCTGGTATTTTTGGAGGGCCAGAAGGTGCAGTTGGTGCTGGTATTGGAGCATTGGCTGGAGGGCCAGTAGGGGCTGCCGTTGGTGGTGCAATTGGAGCGCAAGTTGGAATGGTTAGACAGCAACTTGCTGGTGTTGCTGAATATTCTGCTGCATTAGGTCTTCAAAGAAAAGCTTTAAGACTTGTAATTGGTGATACAGAAAAATTTAATAAAGCACAAGAATTTCTTGCAGATACTTCTACAAAATTAGCGATACCTCAAGATGTAATAACAAGGCAGTTTACTTCTCTTACAGCTTCAGTAGTTGGTGCTGGACAATCTGTCTCGGATGCAGAAAAGGTATTCCAAGCTATCGCTGCTGGTATTAGAGGTACAGGTGGAAATCTTGAGGACATGAAAGCTGCCATGAGAGCGACTAGTCAGGTGTTCTCAAAAGGCAAAGTATCAGCCGAAGAATTAAGACAACAATTGGGCGAAAGATTACCCGGTGCTTTTACTTTGTTTGCTGACTCTATGAATAAAACACCAAAAGAACTAGATAAAGCATTAGAGCAAGGTAAGGTCACTCTTGATGATTTTATGAAATTTGCAGCCAAATTATTTGATACTTATGGTGAAAATGCTGAAATTTTAGCACAAGGGCCAGAAGCGGCTGGTGATAGATTGAAGACTGAAATGAGTGTATTAAAAGATAATGTAGGTAAATTATTAAGACCTATTGGCGCAGAATTTCAAACCACATTTTCTAATATTGTTAAATCTATTAATCCAGCTATAGAAGCACTTGTGAAATTTCAAAATAAATTAAGGATAGCTGGTCTAGAAGAAAAAATAAAAGAAATTGAGAAAACAATTAGTCGTGGTTTTAAAACTACTGGTGGAACACTAGGAGGAGGTATTCTAGGAGGAGGTATTCCTATAACTGTTGATACAGATGGACTAGCAGAGTTACGACAAAAATTATCAAGATTAAAAGGTGAATTATTAGATTTACAAGGTGTACAACCAACTAGTGGAATTGGGCCTATCGCAGATCCAGAGGCATATGTTAAAAGTTTAGTAAAACCAAAACCATCTGTTCCACAAGTAGAAGGAGATGATGAAACACTAAATGGAATACAAAGAGGAGCGCAACAATATTTCGACACAATAAAAAGCTTTGCTGAAGAAACTGGAGCAGCAGTAAACAAAGCATTTAAAGGAATGGAAGATGCGATTGTGAATTTTGTATTAACTGGAAAATTAAATTTCAGAAGTTTTGCTCAATCTGTTATAGCTGATATGACAAGAGTTTTAATACGCCAAAAACTTATAGCACCATTATTATCAGGTTTTTTAAAAACACCTGTTCCTGTGCCTGCAAGTGCTAATGGTAATGTTTTTGCAAGGAATGGAATAGTACCTTATGCAAAAGGTGGCATCGTCAATAAGCCACAATTATTTCCTTTTTCAAGGGGGATTGGATTGATGGGAGAAGCTGGGCCAGAAGCTATACTTCCGTTGCAAAGAGGTAGAGGTGGTAAACTTGGAGTTATTGCCCAAGGATCTAATGTTGGTAATATTACTGTAAATGTTGATGCTTCTGGTTCTTCAGTTGAGGGTCAAGACAATCAATCGCAAGAGCTAGGTAATTTACTAGGCGCTGCAATACAAGCAGAGCTTATAAGACAAAAACGACCAGGAGGGTTATTAGGTTAATGGCACAAACTTTTCCATCGATAGAACCAGTTTATGGTTTATCAAAGAAAATAGAACCAAAGGTAACTGCAACAAGATTTCAAGATGGTTTTGAACAGGTAATAAAATTTGGATTAAATGTAAATCCAAAAGAGTATAATTTAGTTTTTAAAAATATAACTGAATCAGAAAGTGATACTATAGAAAACTTTTTAAATGATCGTATTTCCGATGGTGATTACTTTAATTGGCAAGCACCTGATGAGGCATCTACTAGTAAATATCGTGCCTTGAACAGAAATAAAACTATTGATTTTCCAAATAGAGCTACGATTTCTGTAACTTTTAGAGAAGTGTTTGAACCCTAATGGCGATACCTGTATCTGAATTACAAAAACCTAATGTTGATAATATTATTGAGCTTTTTCAATTAGAGCTTAATACTGCAATGCATGGAATTTCACAAACTTATTATTTTCATAATGGAGTTGGTGATAATAATCAAACAAATTTAGTTTTTAATAATCTTGAATATGTAAAGATGCCAATTGAAGCTAGTGGATTTCAATTTAATGGAAAACAATTACCAAGACCAAAACTAAAAATTTCAAATATTTTAGGAAATATTACAACAATACTTTTGACATTACCCCAAGGCTTAGAAGGTGCAAAGGTCACAAGAATTAGAACTTTAAGAAGATTCATAGATGATGTGAATTTTAGTGGTGGAGATTTATTACTTGAGGATGGGTCTTTCTTATTGCAAGAAGATAGTAGTGTTGTTGATTTAGAATCAGGAGCTAATCCATTTGGTACTGCTGATCCAACAGCTACATTTCCAAATGAAATTTTCTTCATCGATAGAAAAGTTACTGAGAATAGAGCAGTTGTTGAATTTGAACTTGCAGCGAGCTTTGATTTACAAGGAGTAAGATTGCCAAAACGGCAAATTTTACCTCAAGATTTTCCTGGTGTTGGTTCTTTTTTTGCATGACTTGGCAAGATGATGCTTTAAAACACGCAATTGAAGAAGATCCAAGAGAATCTTGCGGTTTGTTATTAATAAAAAAAGGTAAAGAATTATATTTTCGTTGTAAAAACATAGCTCCTGATCCAACTAATCAATTTATTTTAGATCCACATGATTATGCTGATGCTGAGGATCAAGGAGAAATAACTGCTGTTATTCATAGTCATCCTGTAACAAGTCCAGAGCCTAGTCAGGCTGATAAAGTAGCTTGTGAAAAATCTTCAATTAAGTGGTGGATTATTCAACCTAATTTAAATAAATGGGCATTTTACGAACCTTGTGGATATAAAGCACCATTAATAGGAAGAAAATGGGTTTTTGGTTTAACTGATTGTTGGAGCTTGTGTCGCGATTGGTATGAGCAAGAACTTGGAATAGAACTTAGAGATTGGGAAAGACCAAATGATCATAATGATTTTTTAAAAAATCCTATGTTTAATGGTTGTTATGAAAAAACTGGTTTCAGAGAGTTACTACCAGAAGAAGAGTTAGAAAAAGGTGATTTATTATTAATGTCAATAGGTAGTAGCGGATTAAACCATATTGGTGTTTACTTAGGAGAGCAGACCGTTTTACATCATTTGCAAAATAGATTATCAAGTCGTGATTTATTAGATGAATGGTTGCTAAAATGCACAGGTAAAAGGATTCGTTATGCTACGCAAAATTAAGCTATACGGAGAACTTGCTAAGTTTCTAGGTCAGAGAACCTTTGAAGCAGAAGTTAATAACGCTGCACAAGCAGTAAGATTTTTAGTCACTAATTTTCCTACTGTTGAAAAATATATGTCTGATAAGTATTACAAGGTAATAATTGATAATTGGGAGTTAGAGGAAAAAGAATTACATTATCCAACCGGTCAAAGTGATATAAAAATTGTTCCTGTTATTACCGGTTCTGGAGGTGCATCAGGAAGACAAATATTATTTGGAGCAATACTGATAGGAGCAAGCTTTATGTTTCCTGGTGCAGGCATGTTTGGAACAACAAGTTTTTTAGGTAAAGCAGCTACAGCAGGGGGATTTTTTACAAAAATGGGAACTATGGTTTCTGCTATGGGTGCTTCTATGATTTTAGGTGGTATAAATCAAATGCTTACTCCTACACCTGACGTTCCAGAAGAAAGTCAAGATCCAAGAAGATCATTTAACTTTAGCGGTATACAAAACACAAGTCGTGCTGGTGTTGCTGTTCCTATACATTATGGTCGTGTTATAACTGGATCAATTACTGTCTCAGCAAATATTGAAAATGAACAGGTGGAAGTATGAGTAAAATTTTAGGGTCTGGTGGTGGTGGTGGAAAAGGAGGCGGTGGTGGTGATCGCTCTCCAACAGAAGCAAAAGATAATTTAGATTCAAAAAGTTTTGCAAGAGTTTTAGATGTTATAGGTGAGGGAGAAATACAAGGACTTGATAATGGTGCTAAATCAATATTTTTAAATAACACTCCATTACAGGCATCTGATGGATCGTTTAACTTTAAGGATGTAAGTTTTGAGGCAAGGACAGGAACATCAAGTCAAACTACAATCCCCATCACCAGAGATGTTGCAACAACAAAATCTACTGGTTTCTCTAATGTGCCTCAAGCACAACCAAAAGTTATTCAAATAACTGATGCAGATGTTGATGCTGTTTCAATACAAATAACTGTTCCTGTTCTACAAAGATTTACTGATGAAGGAGATATTTTCGGAACTTCAGTTGAATTAGCAATAGCTGTTCAGTATCAAGGAGGATCATATCAAACTGTTGTTTCTGGTAATAGTGGTACTATCTCTGGTAGAACTCCTGATGCATATTTAAGAGATTATTTAATTAATTTAAATGGAAATTTTCCTGTCAATATAAAGGTTACTCGAATAACACCAGACAGTAGTTCTAGTAAGCTTTCTAATGCTTTTCAATTTAATACATATGTAGAAATAAAATATGACAAATTAACTTACCCAAATACAGCACTTGTTGGATTAAAAGTAGATGCAGAACAATTTAGTTCTATACCTACAAGAAAATATTTAATTAAAGGTACAAAAGTAAAAATTCCGCACAATGCAACTGTTAATTCAGATGGAAGTTTGTCATATACTGGAGTTTTTAATGGAACATTAGGAGCAGCACAATGGACAAACGATCCAGCCTGGTGTTTATACGATTTGCTTACTAGTTCAAGGTATGGGCTAGGAGATCATTTGTCTGAAGCTGATTTAGATAAATTTAGTTTTTATGCAGCTTCTGTATATTGCAGTACTCAGGTTGATGATGGAACTGGTACTGGTTCTACAGAGCCTAGATTTAGTTGTAATGTTTCGCTGCAAACTCAACAAGAAGCTTATAACGTTGTAAATCAAATGTGTTCTGTTTTTAGAGCAATGCCATTATGGAGTGCTGGATCATTATCGATAACTCAGGATGCTCCAAAAGATCCATCATATTTATTTTCATTAGCTAATGTTCTAGAACCTGGTTTTAGCTATTCAAATGTAAGTCAAAAACAAAGACCAACTGTTGTTATTGCAAAGTATCTTGACATGGATTTGCGTGATGTAAATTATGTTGAGCAAATTGATACCGCAAACCAAGCAAGGTACGGAACAGTTATAAAAAATATTGATAGTTTTGCAACAACAAGCAGAGGTCAAGCTTCTCGTCTTGCAAAGTGGATGTTATATATGTCAAACGTAGAAAGAAATGTTGTCACATTTAGCACTTCAATAGATGCAGGGGTAGTAGTAAGACCTGGCCAAGTAATCGAAATAGCTGATCCAATGGTTGCTGGAGAGCGTAGAAGTGGAAGAATTAAATCGGCTACTACAAATACTGTTACTATTGATTCAACTTTTACGAAAAAAGATACTACAGGTAGTGATGTTGACTTAGTTTATGTAATTGGATCAACTCTTAGTTGCGTTTTGCCTGATGGTTCTGTTGAAGAAAAGTCAGTAAGTGGTTTAAATAATGGTGTTTTTAGTTTAGGACAGCATTTTTCTACAGCACCAAATCCTAATAGTGTTTGGTTATATCAAACAAATGATATTCAAGCTTCTACATGGAGAGTTTTGACAGTTGAAGAAAAAGATAGAGCTTTTTACTCAATCACAGCAAGTGAATATAACGAGGGTAAATACAATCACGTTGAAAATGGTATTGCACTTCCGAAAAGAGATATTACTAATCTTGATGAACCACCAGAACCACCTAAATCTGTAAGAGCAACAGAAGTTATTTATGAAAATACTGGAATTGCAAGAACAAAAATAATAGTTAATTGGGTAACTGATTTTACTATTCCAAATCCATCTAAACCAGGTGAATTAAAAAGTATTCATATAGATAAAGTTTATATAAGATGGAGACTACAAAATGGTAATTACGACTCAAGGACTATTGAGAATTCAAAAAGTTTTGAAATATTAGATACAGTAGCCGGTAATTATGAAATAGAAGTTTTTTCTGTTAGCTCTTCTGGTTTAAGATCAACAACAGGACAAAGCCCTGCTTCTCCATTTTTTGTTGCAAAAGGTAAGACTGATCCTCCTTCTAATGTATCTGGAGTAAGTTTGCTTCCTATAGACGAGACAAGTGCAATATTAAGTTGGAATAGAGCTACAGAACTTGACGTTTTATTAGGAGGAAAAACTCTAATCAGGCATTCAAGTAAAACAACAGGAGCGCAATGGCAAAATGCACAGAATATTGTTGTTGCTGCTGCTGGAAACCAAACACAAAAAATTGTTCCTTTATTAGCTGGAACTTATTTAATAAAATTTGAGGATGATGGTGGGAGACAATCCCCTTCACCTGGTTCTACAGATTCTGCTTGGAATAATACGAGAGTCACAACCAATCTTCCAGCACCTAGTCAGAGACTTGTTGTTGGAACTGTTGATGAACATACAGCAAACTTTACAGGGTCAAAATCAAATACTATTTATGATGCTTCTATTGATGCTTTGAAACTTACTGTTGCTAATAATGCGACTGCAACTTCTGGTGAATATATTTTTGCAAATTCTGTCGATTTAGGTGAGCCATACGATGTAAATCTTAGAAAAGTTTTAGAAGCAAATACTTTCTATACAGCTACTTTATGGGATTCTCGTACTGATTTAATTGATACATGGGGTTCTATAGATACTATTGGATCTGCAAACGCAAATGCTACTAAAGGTAATGCTGCTGTTTATGTAAGATCAACTAATGACAATCCTTCTGGATCTCCTACATGGAGTGCTTATAAAGAATTTAGTAATGTTCTTATTACAGGTAGAGCTTTTCAATTTAAGGCAATATTAACAAGTAGTGACACAACCCAAAATATAGCTGTTACTGAGTTAGGAGCTACACTAGAATTACAAGGAAGAACAGAAAGTATTTCTACTCCAGTTACTACTGGATCATCACAATATACTGTTTCTTTTTCAAAGCCTTTTAAACAAACACCAAACATTGTGATTACCCAAACATCAAATGGTCAGCAATCAGGCGATAGGTTTGTATTAGCTAACGAATCAAGGACAGGTTTTCAAATATCATGGTTTAATGGAAATGCAGCAGCAGCAAGATCTTTTGTATGGGCTGCATCAGGTTTTGGAAAGGAGGTTACATAAATGAGTAATGTTCATGACTATAATATTGCGGATCAGGTAGGAGCATCATTTAGAGCAGATTTAAATAATGTTCTTGCAGATATACAATCAACAAATAGCGGAACATCTGTTCCTACAAATAATGTTGTTGGGAAATTATTTGTTGATACCGCAAATAATACTTTAAATATTTGTACTAATGCTAGTACTCCGACTTATTTATTACTTGGCAAAACAGATGTAGCGAATATGGGTCATGCCACAACCGCTTCACCTAGTTTTACAGGAACTTTAACTTCTGCTGGTGATATTGTGATGTCTGGAACTGGATCTTTGCAGTTACCGGCTGGTACAACCGATGAAAGGCCAACTCCAGCTACAGGTGACATAAGATTCAATACTACGCTTTCGCAGTTTGAAGGTTATAACGGAGGTTCTTGGGGTGAAATTGCTAATGGAGTGCCTGCTGGATCAATATTTACTTTTGCATCTACAACTGTACCATCTGGATATTTAGAATGTAATGGTGCTGCTGTCAGCAGATCAGTTTATGCAACATTATTTGCAACAATCAGTACGACTTTTGGATCTGGTGATGGTTCATCAACATTTAATTTACCTGATTTAAGAGGACAATTTGTAAGAGGTTGGGCTAATAATGCTACTGGTACAGGAGATGACGGAAGATCTTTTGCTTCTAGTCAGTCAGATCAAAACAAAACTCACGGTCATACCGCATCTGTAACAGATCCTGGCCACAAACACGTTACTAAAGGACATGGAACACAAGATGATGGAGGTAGTAATCTTACTGGTAGTACTTCTGGAGGAACTAGCAGCACCAGTATGAATAATGCCAATACAGGAATAACTGTTAGTGTTGCTTCTGACGGTGGTGCTGAAGTCAGAGTAAAGAATATTGCTCTAATGTACGTTATTAAATTCTAA